CTCTCGGGTGCAGTTTTCAAAAACGTACTCCTGAAACTTTGAAGCGTTAAAGTGGATGCCGTGATACCCCATGCCGAAAGGGTGAACGAAGTTTGATTTACCCCAGTTCTCGTACTCAATACCAATCTTAGGTCTGGCATCTAGCTTATACATGTCGGTACCCATAGACAGGCCATCAACACTGATAAGAGACTTAGGGAAGGCGGGTGTTGTCCCTTCTCCTACAGCCATAGCTTTAGTATTGGAGTCGTAGTACCAGTCTATCTGGAAGTTCTCTTGAAGAGCAGAACGGAGCTTTAGCATCTTAAGATAAGCTAAAGCTCCAGCTGTCCCACGACCTAGTATGGATATTTTGTTCATGAGGATTAAGGCTGAGTCCCTGTGTCAGATGGCTTTGTAGGCCATACAATATCGTCATACCTTCCTTCTGTGAAGGCTGCTTGTAAAGTTATATCCCTTAGAGCCTGCCGGTAATCCCGCTGCTCTTGAGTCATAGTACGATCACTCATAGCCATCCAGTCTGAAATTTCTAGAGCACGCTTTCGTACACTTAAAACAGAACCTCTCGTTACCTCTTCAGGAAAAGGGAACTCTTGAAAATCAGGCCAGTCCTCAAGACGGGCATCGTCCTCAAAGACACAAGGGTTTCCTGTTACACGGTGGAAAAAAGTTTTAGTCATTTCATATTACCTTTAGCTTATGTACCAGATTCTAACGCCCCCGGCAGCACCACTGCCGGCATTATTCGCGGTGGACCTAGCGCCCCCGCCCCCTCCCGGAGCAGTTCCATTGTTCCAGTAAGTACCTCCGGCACCAGCAAATGTGGAAGTACCTGCAGTTCCTCCCCCTTGCGTTGCGGCTTGAAAAAGTAAACCTGCGCCCGCTCCACCCCCAAATGTTGAGTTTTGGACGCCAAAGTTTGATCCGTTTTTTACAGTAGTTCCTCCTGCAGTACCGCCGCTATCATAGCTGTAAGGACTGGTACCATTGTTTACCATAAGATATTGTCCAGAGGGTTGCGGGTCATTCGTAGCAGCATTAGAATTAGAACTATTAGAATCCGCTGACAAACCACCTATGGCTGTAAAAGTACGACCACTTATTGTGGCGGTAGTATCTCCTCCCGGGTTTCCACCATCGCCATTAATACCAGCGCCACCTGCTCCTACGGTAAAGCTAATGCTAGAGGGAAGGGTGCTGGCTATAGCACCAATTACCGTAGCATTGCCGCCATTACCGCCGGATGCCCAAGAGTCGCCAGTGCCTCCAGCACCAGCACCTATCATGTGGATTACGACCCAAGTACCAGATGAAAGAGACGGTTTAGTCCAAGTCCCCGATGAGGTAAGAGAGAAGTTTGGTGTAGCTGTAGGGTCAAAAGTAGGGACATTAGCACCTACCGAAATATCCCCACTACCTAAGAGGTTTGTACCACCTACCGTCTTTAAGCCGCCTACGTTTGATAGGTTCCTGCTGTCATCAATAACGGTTGTACCGTTTACCTTAATCGCCATCCTCGTGTCGTTCCACTATTAGCCGTTAAGTTTTGCCGTCAGCGCGTCGATCTGCGCCTGCTGTTCTTTGATAGCCTCGCTCCAGAGGCCCACCATGTTGCCGTACTGCACGGTCAAGTGACCCTCGCCACCCTCCTGCACAAGCTCTGGCAGCACCGCCTGCACTTCCTGTGCTATCACACCTGACGACTTTTCTCCGCTGTCTTTGAACGTGAAGCTGTAGCCGCCTAATTGCTGCACCTTGCTCACCGCACCCGAGATCGGCGTGATGTCCGTCTTGGTGTTGCGGTCAGATGTGGTGTTGAAATTGGCCGCGGTCACTGTGCTAAATGTTACGCTGCTGCTGGTGTCCAGAGACTGGTTTGCCGTGAACGTCGTGTAACCAGACCCGTTAGTGAGCTGATTGTTATTCGTAATATAGTTGGCGTTTGTCGCGCCAGTGTAACCCAAATCTGCCAAAGTCAGGGTGATGTTGGCAGAGCCGTTAAACGATACGCCGTTGATTGTCCGTGCGGTTTGCAGGGTTGTGGCCGTTGAGGCGTTACCTGTAAGAGCCGCTGTGATCGTACCTGCGGAGAAGTTACCAGAACCATCTCGCGCTACAACCTTGGATGCTGTGTTAGCCGAGGTAGCGTCTACACCGAGAGTTAGTGCAGTGCCTTCCGAAGCTCCACCACCGCCTGTAAGATACGAGCCGTTAGCAACAGAGGCGACGTAGTTACCAGTCGTGTCTGTACCTAAAGCAACAGAGTTTGCTTGTATCGTAGCAGTGCCCGTGACGTTGCCAGAACCGTCAAACGCGGCTGAAGTCCAAACCACATCACCCGTCATACCGATTGTGCGGCCTGTTGCTAAAGTAGTGGCTGTAGAAGCGTTTCCGCTCAACGCACCCGTAATTGTCCCCGCGGTGAAGTTACCTGAGCCGTCCCTAGCAACGATAGTCGATGCCGTATTTGCCGAGGTCGCGTTTGAAGTGACGGTAAAGGTGCCGCCTTCGCTGGACACCGAACCAGAGATACCCGTGCCGGATGTAGCGCCTGCGGCGACGTAGTTGCCTGTTGTGTCCGTGCCCAAAGCTACAGAGTTTGCTTGGATTGTAGCAGTGCCTGTGACGTTGCCCGTGCCATCGAACGCAGCTGAAGTCCAAACAACATCGCCTGTCATACCAATTGTGCGACCTGTTGCCAGTGCAGTGGCTGAAGAAGCGTTGCCCGTAACACTGTTGAAGGTAACGTCATCACCCGTACCGACAGACTGCCCGATAGAAATATCAGTACCAGTAATCGTGACGCCTGTGCCGCCAACGTAGACCTGTGCCGAAGAAATCTGTGCAAATGTAATGTCTGTTGTACCAAAGGTAATGGTGCCCTCAGTGTTCATAACGTAAGTTTCACCAGCGCCTAAAGCACCTTCTTGCACGAAAAACGCGTCGCCTTGCCCAAGAGCATCAGGGTCGGACGGTCCGTAGCTATCAGCGTCGGTAGCCCGCGTAAGAACCCAGTTGGTGCTGGCGGAACCAATATTGGTGACAGTGTAGATACCGTTCTGCGTAGCATCGGTTTGTTCGTATACAAGAACACGATCAGCGACGACCATTGTAATGCCGTCAATAACCAAAGCCGCTTGGGTGCCAGAGTTAGTAAGTGTTGCCCCAACACCGCTTGCGCCGTTGTTATACGTCGCGGTGAGACTGCCTTCTTTTTCCACACGAACCGGATCATGGTAGTGAAGGCCTGCCGCTGCGATTGTGTCAACGTAGGACTTTGTCGCCAAGTCTTGTGCCGCTGTAGGATCACCTGCACCTGTGATCTTGTTCGTACCCATTGCAATAGCACCAGACATAGTGCCACCAGCTTTAGGGAGTGCAGCATCCGCAGTGTTAGTCGTCGAAGTGAGTACCGCATCACGGGCCGCGATATCGACGCCATCAACCGTACCACCCACAACTAAGTTGTTGCCGATGGTTACATTGTTACTCGCGTCTTCAACAACGGCTTTATCCGCAGGGTAGGTCAGGAAGATGTTTTTCGTTCCGATACCCCAGTTGACGGCGCTACCAGAGTTAGATGACGAAAGCACCGTGGTACGAGCGATAGTACCCGCGCCAGACGCGTATGTACCTAAACCGACTTCAAAGTCTACGTTGTCCGTAATGGAGTAGTAGACAGTGTCCGTATCAGAGGCAACCGAAGCAAAGGTTTGGAACCCCGGAACTGCGCCTCCAAGAGTGTAAGCCCCGGTCCCAGTAGTGTTAGTGGTTTCTTGTACGCGATCAGCAACAATCAGAGACATGGGGCAAACCCTTTATTTTAAGCGATACGGATGATAGCGTTCGAAGCATCCGCTGTAGGGAACTGAATCGTAAACGTACCAGTTGTAGAGGTCTTATCCGCACCGAAGTCCAACACTGCAACGGTAGGATCACCAGAGGCTGTGCTGTTGTAGATCAACGCGCCGCGAGCGGTGATCGTAGCGGATGTAAACTCAAGGTCAGCAAAGTCCGTCAGAGCCGTTGTACCATCAGTTGTTGGCGTCACGTTTGTAAGAGTGCCCCCGCCAGCGGCGTAGCTACCGGAATCGCCAACTTCATTAGTCGCGGTGTATGCGGTGGTCGCGGCTGTAAAAGATGCGTTGTTGTCATACAAAGCAAGTTTGAACGTATCACCTGTTGAAGTGGTGAAGTTGTGTGTGCCGACCATCAGTTCTTGCTTGAACGATGTGCACATAAAGTTACCTGTAAAGGCCATTTAAAGTCTCCTAAGTTGAGATGCGAGGTCAGGAAACCCAGCCTCTTGGATTTTTTCGCACATCGTTGCACGGTCTTCCCTGACCGCTACTTTAATATAATGCGCGATAATTTGCAACATCCGCGATTTGTATGCCTCTGCCTGCATTCGTATCTCAGGTGGTGCAGAAGTAGATACGCTCATCAGCTTATCTACACACATTTCTGCCACGGCATCAGGGCTGTGACCGCCCTTGTCAGCTGTGCGTACTTTAATGGCATCAAAGCCAAAATCTAAGTTAACTTGCATCAAAGTCTCCCATCTTTGTACTAACCTCACAAGCTATAGACATTTGCAGCACCTATTGCTTGGCGCGTATTACGCGACCAACCCTATAGTCCTGAGTAGTCTCTTTAGCCTCACCAAGCATTTTAAGAGCGGAAATAGCCTCTGCAAACTTTTCATTATACAAAGCCATTAAATCCTGTTCGCCTTTCATAAAAATATTGGCCTCAACAAGACTTCCATATAACAACGCTAATTCAGCGTTTTCACTTAACCAAGTTGTTCCTGACCCCGTTAACGAGGTAAGGCTTGCCGGACGATAAAGATAATGTAGCTCACAAGCGTAGTTTTGATCCGGGGTCGGAGCTAAGATCATGTTTGAGACATCAAATTGAGAGTAGTATTGGGGCGGTCCCTGAGTGGACGGGTCCGGAGTGTAAGTTTGACAAAAAGAAACGTCTTTAAACTCCAAAAAAACATAGTCGTCGTTTGAAGTAAAACTCAAAGAAAACGGCGCTAAAAAGTCCGCCGGAGAAGAAAGATACTTATTTCCTTGGGTCATTGTCGCAGAGGCGTTTTTACGAAAAACGTCCAATTGAACATTTTTTAAGATGCGCTCTTCGGCAACTCGAATAAAAATCGGCAAATTAGAAACAAACGTGGCTTCTTGGTTGTCGGTGTAGTCTTGAATAGCCTGTTTTAGCTGATCGTATGTAAAACTCATGTTATAAGCACCGTTACTTGTCCAACACCGCCAGATAGTGCTGAAGTAGTTTCTAACTCAGAAGGCATTTGAGCCACCGAAGAAGTGGACCAGTTTCCACCCCCTAAATAAACGATCCCATTTGTGGTAATTACCATAAACGGCGTTTCGGGGTTTTCTGGTTGAGGTCTTGCGTCTTTTAATGCTTGAGCATCCGACACCTTTCTAAAAGGACCTAGCTGCGGCTGTTTAGTCTCAAACTCATCTCTACCAACAAGCAAGCCGTTCCACTCTTTTCGCATATCTTTATACCGATACCGAAAACCGGACCGATCAGATATTGCGTAAGAGTTTTTACCTGTGGCAAACTTCGACATTGTTAAACCCTAAAGTATTCGTACCGAGGTACGACGTTAAACGAGGCCCTATCACGGTCTTCTGTCATAGCGCGCTCAAACTCTTCTTCATAAGCGGCTTTTAAGATTTGAATCCGTTGCGGAGCGCGTTTAATAGCAATGTAATAAGCTAAACCCGCCGCTAAACAGGGGTAGAACCTAAAAGGCATGTCCGAACTATTAATAAACGTGTCGGCATCTTGCATCCGAGTCAAAGCATCGTAAAAAACAATGTCCGTGTTGTTCTCAGGTACAGGCCAAAGCTGTAGGTTAGGTGTTATCTGACGATCTAAAAAGAACTGAGAAGGGCGACCTTGAGTAGTCTTGTTTGGAATGGTCAAAAACTCTTCTCGGCTGTACCTGTCAAGCGCGTAATCGGTGTTATCCCGCCTAACTATTACAGAAAGAACATCAATAACGTCGGCGTCAATCGCATAGTTTCCTGTGCCTTGCGTAACCGCTAGGCTTCGCTGTTTTATAGTCCATTGATTTAGACCGCGGTTTGCCCATTCCGCAAGCATGAGATTTAAAGACCGTTTTGCAGTCTTTAAATCATAGCCTGTTCGGACCTCTAAACCACACCGTTCAAAAGCCTCTTCAATGTACTCTGCAACGTCTAGTTCAAAGTCCGCTGTTCCAGATAACGCCATTTTAACCTACTTTTTAGATTTACGAACGGCTCCACCGCTACGAAGTTTCTTAACCATGCCGCCGCCGCGCATCTTCTTAACCATGCCGCCGCCGCGCATCTTTTTAGCCATTCCGCCGCCACGCATCTTTTTAGGTTTCATCGCCATTTTTCAGTCTCCTGTA